ATGATAATTGGAATAATCCTGATAAAGGAGAATATTCTAATGGTGATTGGTTAAGATTTATTTCTAATAATGATTCTTTAGATGAACGAGATTTAAGATGGATTTGGTATAAAGATAATAAAGATGAAGATAATATTAATGAAGGTAGAATAATTAAATATAGACTTGAAAGAAAAAAACAAATTCAAGAAATGTTAAAATATTAAAAATTATAAATAATGAGTAATGTAAAATTCATAGGTTGCTTACACCTAGGACATAAAGGAATGGCACAACATAGAGGTTTTCAAGATGAATTTCATCATGATGAACATCTTATAGAACAATGGAATAAAGTTGTTCATAAAAGAGATTTAGTATATATCCTTGGAGATGTTACTATGGAAAAGTCTGAACATTACTATAGATTAGACCAACTTAATGGTAGAAAAATAGTAGTATTAGGAAATCATGATTTACCCAAACATATAAAAGAACTATTAAGATATGTAGAATCTGTAGCAGGTATGATTAAATATAAAGGTTGTGTATTAACTCATGCTCCTATTCATCCTTCTGAAATTAGTTTTTGTAGAAGAAATATTCATGCACATATACATCATACAAATGAACTACCAGAGGTGTATGTTCCAGAAAGATATGGTGATAAGAGTAAAATTGAATATCCAACATTACATAAATATATATGTGTAGATGCACATTTAATTAATTATCAACCTAAGACTTTAATAGAATTAGGTATAAACCCTTAGATTATGAAAATAGAACCAACATATGTAACATTTGAACAAGCTAAGTTACTAAAAGAAAAAGGATTCATCAACTCAATAAAAGCATATTATCCAAATGATAGATTCTCTAATGGAGATAGGATAATTGAAGGGTGGAATAATAATTCTGATTCTCACGTCTCAGCCCCAGAACAATGGCAAGTAGTTGAATATCTAAGAGTTAATCATAATATTGACTTACAAGCTGTTTGTAATTATGGTAGATTAGGTAGAACATATAGAATGGGAATTATTTTTATTAACAAGGAAAAAGAAGTTGATACGATATTTTTAAGACCAATTGATATGCCTTATTCGTTTATTGAATTTAACTCACCGCAAGAAGCTTATTTAGCAGCATTTGATTATATTTTAAAAGAATTAATATGAAACAGTTAAATTTAGAAATAGAAACTTTACAAGGTAAAAAGATAGGAATAAGAAAAATAACCCAATTAAATTGGGATGTTAGCGGAAATTTAACCTACATAGTAGTTGACTTTATGGAAGACAATAATTCTAATGACTATTTGGGATTTTTCAAAGAGGGAGACAAGTTTATATCAATTAATAAGAACTTAATAGGAAAAATATTATGAAAAATTTTATATATTCATTTATGTATAATGGTTGTGTTTACGAAAGTAGTTGGACTACTATCAGTTTACATAGAACTAAAAAAGGGGCAGAAAAAGCTCTAAAAGAACATAGGCAAAAAGAATTAGATGAATTTAATAAGTTAGATTTAGGTGACGATAAATACAAATTTGGCGAACACGAAGATTGGTGTATAAAAAAAGTGCAAATATTTGATTAAAAATTATAAAAAATAAAATTATGAAAATAAAAGATTTAGACCCAAACACAAATTTAACAAATATTAAAGTTAAAACAACTGATGGAAAAGTTGGTTATTGGAAATCACAATGGGGTTATCCAGACGGAAAGGCAGGTGTATGGCTTGTAGATAATATAGGAGATAGTAGAGTTAATCCTGTTTTTCTAGAAAATTTAAAAGAAAGTTTAGAATGGGAAGTATTAACTGATTAAATAAAATTATGAATAAATATGAAAAATAGAATTTTATGTCTAGGTGATTCTCATGGTGGTTTCTTAGCTGTTAAACAAGTAATGGAAAGAGCTAAATTTGATAATAATAAAGATACTTTAATATGTTTAGGAGATATTGTAGATGGATGGAGTCAAAGTGCTGAACTTATTCAATATTTTATTGATTTACAAAAAGAATCTAATAATAGACATATATTTATTAAAGGAAATCATGATGGAATGTGTAATAATTGGCTTACAAATGGTCAAGCCCCTCTTAATTGGACTCAACAAGGAGGACAAGCTAGTATTAACTCTTATATAAAAACAGGTTATATAACTGAAGAATCTCATAGAGAATTTTTTAAAAATCAATTATTATATTATATTGATGACCAAAATAGAGCTTTTGTACATGGAGGATTTACTTCAAGAAAAGGGATAGGTCATGAACCTTATGAATCTAATTATTATTGGGATAGAGATATGTGGAGTTTAGCAGTAATGAGTCATAATAGTTTATCAGATATACCTAATTTAGTAAAAGATAAAACGCCTAGTAATCTCAGATTTTTAAGATATAAGGAAATATATATAGGACATACAGCTACAGAAAATTGGAATGTTAAACCACATTATCCTGAATATAAAGATAATAATCAAGCTAAACAAGGTAAAATAACAGTACCCATGAATAGATGTAATGTGTGGAATCTTGATACAGGAGGAGGGTTTAAAGGTAAAGTAACCTTAATGGATATAGATACTAAAGAATACTTTCAATCAAATTTTGTTAAAGAATTATATCCAAATGAATTGGGTAGATAAAATAAATAAAAATAATATTATGCCAGATATATCAATGTGTGACAACAATAATTGTCCATCAAAAGAAGAATGTTATAGATTTAAAGCTATATCAAATGATTATCAAACATATACTTTATTTATAGTAAAAGAAAATGAAGATAAATGTGATGATTTTATGAAAATAAATAAATATAATTTAATTAGAAAAGATGATAAAATATGAATGAAAAATATTTTTATTTTATAATTGAATTTATTAAATAAACTAAAATAAATAAAATGACAAAACAATATGAATGAAAAATATTTTTATTTTATAATTGAATTTATTAAATAAACTAAAATTAATAAAATGACAAAACAAGAATTAAGGATTTTGATAGTGATGTCGTAAAATTTTTGGATAATGAATGAATTTCAAATTAAAAACGAGGTGTTAAATAAACTTAAAAGTTATGAAAAATAAAATATATACAACAAAAAAAGAATAAAATGTATAAATTATGAATATAAAATTAATGAAATTTGAATCAAAAGTAATAAAACAACATAGAACAGAGTTATTTGAACAAATCATAAAAGAAATATCTATTCCAGAATATAAATTTGAATCTTATAATAAAAAATTAATAAAATACTTTGGTTTAAAATATTTAAATATAAAAACAAATAAAATATTATATAATTATGAAATAATTATTATAAAAAATAAAACTTGTTACACTGTATATTGTAATAAACAAAAAATAAAAGAATTATGAAAGAAATATATATCTATGATTTAGAAACATATAAAAATTTCTTTTTAGCAACATTTAAATTACCTTATAAAGATAAATGGTATGAATTTGAAATATCAGATAGAAAAAATGATATAGATATATTAAGATTATTTCTTAAAAATGTAAAAGGATTAGTAGGATTTAATAATTTAAATTTTGATTATCCTGTATTACATAATACAATATTATCAAATAATTTAGATTGGAAAGCTGAAAATATTTTTAAACAGGTACAAGAAATTATTAATAGTGAATATTCTTCTATTAAAAATAAGGATATTAAAGTAGCTCAGCTTGATTTATATAAAATTTGGCATTATGACAACCAAGCAAGAAGAACATCTCTTAAATGGCTTGAATTTGCTATGAGAATGGATAATATTCAAGATTTACCATATAAACCAAATAGTATTCTTGATTCTGAACAAATGAATGAAGTCAAATCTTATTGTAGAAATGATGTTTTAGCAACAGAAATGTTTTATAATAAATCTAAACAAAAAATAAACTTTAGAATGAATATGTCTAAAGAATTAAATTACAATGTAATAAATTACTCGGATGTTGCAATAGGTGAATATATAAATAGAAAAACTTATGAAAAATTAAGTAATAGAAATTATTATGACTTTAAAGATTTAAGAACTTATAGAAAACTATTTCATATTAAAGATTTAATACCTGACTATATTAAATATAAAAGTGATTATTTAAATAATTTTCTTAATGAAATAAAAGATAAATCATTTAAAGATAATGAAAATTTTGAAAGAAATTTAAATTTTGCTGGAATACAACTAACTTTTGCTAAAGGAGGATTACATTCAGTTGATAAACCAAGTATTATACAATGTGAAAAAGGATATAGTCTTAAGGAAAAAGACGTAGGTTCAATGTACCCAGGTTCTATAATAAATGGAGAATTTTATCCTCAACATTTAGGAAAAGAATGGTATTTAGGTATTAAACATTTATTTGATGAAAGAAATTTAGGTATTAAACCTAAAATGAAAACTTTAAATTCAGATACAAAAGAATATCAATTTTTAAATGCTAAACAAGAAGCTTATAAATTAGCTATGAATGGTGGTGGGTGAATAGTACCATTCAAAGCAACCTTTATATTATATTATACGTATAATATGTATGATAGGAATATATTATATAAAATGTAAATTAAATAAAAAAGTTTACATAGGTAGCTCAATAAATATTAAACAGAGATTTGAAAAACATTTTTATCTATTAAAATATAATAAACATACTAATAGATATTTACAAAATGTATATAATAAATATGGATTTGATAGTTTTAATTACGGTATTATTGAATTTTGTAAAGAAGAAATTCTTTTAGAAAGAGAACAATACTACATTGATAATAATAAAAATTTATTAAATATAGTCTTAATTGATGTTACAAGACCTTCTCTTGATAAAGAAACAAGAGATAGAATCAGTAATACAATAAATGAAAGAATAAAAAATGGTATTATACCACGATTTAATAAAGGAAATTTTAAAAAAAATAATATACCTTGGAATAAAGGTAAAAAATATGATTCTACAGAACATTTAAAAGTTTCAAAAACAATTACATTAGCATTTTTAAAAGGAAGAAAATCTTTTTCTAAAACTTTAAGAGAAAATGCTCCAGAAATTTATGTATATAATTTAAATAATAAATTTTTAGGTAAATGGCGTTCTTCAAAAGATTTAGAAGAATATTCATTAAATAAAAATTGTATTTTAAAGTTTCATATGATATTAAGAAATAAATTAGGAAGAAATGAATATTCCCCCTATATATTAAAATCTATTACTATTAATAAATCAATTAAAACAAACAAACCCTATAAAGGTTTAATATTTAAAACCGTGCCCCTTTAAACAGTAATGTTTATAGCAAATTACGTGAATTGCTGGAAGACTAAATCAAAATGATATGTTAATCAGCAGCCAAGTTTAGTAAGGAATTACTTTAAAGGTTCAGAGACTAGGAAACGAGACTAGAACAGTCAGTAAATTTCCCACGAGTGCGTAACACCCCATAATTTATAGGATGATGATATAGTCCGAGCTTATAGGAAACTATAAGAAATAGAAGATAAAGAACTTCTATGATAACAAAAAATAGACGGAAAAACAGGTTCTAATTATAGTTGGCAATATGACCCAATGGTAATTATGAAAACTACATTTAAAGGTCAATTATCATTAATAATGCTTATTGAACAATTATATGATATTGGTTGTACAATAATATCAGCTAATACTGATGGTGTTGTTATTTATTATAATAATAAAATTGAAAATGAAGTTGTTAAAATTCATAAACAATGGGAGGAAACTACTAAATATATTTTAGAAGATACCAATTATAATAAAATTATATTCAGAGATGTAAATAATTATATAGCAGATATAATAGATGAAAATGAAAATCATATAAAATATAAATTTAAAGGTTGTTATGAAATTGATAAAGATTATCATAAAAATCATTCTAAAAGAATAGTAGCTATAGCAGCTTTTAATTACTTTATTAATGGTATTGAACCTTGTATTACTATTAAAGAACATTTAAATGATATAAAATATGATTTTTGTGAAAATTATGGTATTTTTGATTTTTGTATTGGTTCTAAAATGACAGGTAAAAATGTTTTACATGAAAGAATTATAACTAATAATAGTATAACAGATATTCCATTAGGTAAAGTTAATAGATATTATGTTTCTAAAACTGGTAATCAATTAATAAAAATATTACCACCTCTTGAAAAAAATTATAGAACAGATACTGATAAATTTAAAGAAAAACATCCTAATCAATTAAATATGTTTGATTTCATAGAAGATGAAACATTAGTAGAACCTAAAAATAGAGAAACTAATATTGAAGCTGGATGGAAGTGTACATTATTTAATAAATATAAAAAAAAAGATAATTATAATTTATCTTTAAATTACTATATATCAGAAATAAATAAATTAATTAATTTAGAATAAAGAAAACGTACCATCATAGTCTCTGATTAAATTTATTTAATTATACGCAGATGAAGTGCATTAGATAGGCTGTACACCTAATTCTAATTAGCTATATAAGATGGTTTAGCCCAATGCTTATATGAACAGCTCAAGCTAAAGTCGGAGCTGTTATTTATTAACTTAGAATAAAAATATAAATTATGATAAAAATATCAATAATATTATTAAGATTATTAACTTTACCATTTTTAATAGGAATATTAATAATAGCATACACATATAATTTATTTAAATCATGTTATTATTTTTTAATACATGGAGGAGAATTTATAACTTATAATGAAAAAAATCAAAGAAAAAGTATAGAAGATATTTATAATCAACTATATAATATTAATAATAAAAATTTAAAATTATGGGATGGGGAACAGATTTCACAATAAATATTTTTTTAAATAAAAAAATATATGTTTCAAGAGAAGAAGTAGAAGATAGAGTAGAAGAATTAGAAGCAGATATTAAAGGTGATTATAATAAATTAATGATGTTTGCTTCATCAAATATTAAAGATATTGTTCCTAAAGATTGGAATGATGAACCTATTAATTGGCTTCATAGAGAAATAGGAAGTATTTTAGAAACAATAGAAGAATATCAATATGAATTATTTAATTTACAATTATATTTAGATTATTTAAAAAAAAATAATATTAATATTATAAAAAAAGAAAAAATATGATAGAAGAAAAAAAATTACCTGATAAATTTAGAATAAAAATAGAAAATAATAATGGTAAAGAAATTATTGATTTTTTAGTCAATAAAGGTTATAATAATAATTTTAAATATAAGGGTGGTCTTACACAAGGTTATTATGGTTATGATGCTTCTAGAAGAAATTATATTCAAACTTGTGAGTTAATGTACACTACCAAAGGATACACATTATCTGAATTTAAAAAATTATTTGAAAAAGAAAAACAATATGAATATAAAGTAGTTCATTGTACCACTCAAGAGGAATGGAATTTTGTATTAGACAGAATAAAAAATCCTTTAGAAGTTATTGAAAATAGTTTTAAAAATTATAATAATATTTGTATTAATATTATAACAGGAACTTATGAGAGATTAGAATGGTATCAAAATCATAATAGTAAAATTTATTCTTTTAAAGAGTGGTGTGAAGAATTTAATCATGAATTTAGTATTTTAGAATATAAACACAGTCCATTTCCTGATTATCCTTATTTTACAGCTAGAGTTACTAAAGATATTGTAAAAAAAGATTTAAAAATTAAAGGATGTTTACCAGAAATTATACCAAAGGGTAGTATAACTTGGTTTGGATATAATGTCTATTATGATTATTTTATAAAAGATAACTATAATAATACTATACACCCAGAAGGTAATAAATATGCAGTTAATATACCTGTTGAATATTTTGAAATAATTGAAATATTTAATAATAATTCTAAAGAAGAAGAATTAAAAAACTTAATACATTCTAAAGACAAAGAACAAATAGAAACTAAATATACCTTTGATGATATGGTTAAAAAATATAATAATATGTTATATAAATATACACCAATAGCATATAGTGCTAGACCACGATTATATCATGAAACATCTAATAATATTTATAAAAAACCACTAACAATAAAAGAATGTGAAAATAATAAAATAGAAAAATTACCAACTAAAAATTGGTATTAAAAAAGTAAACAAATAATAATTATAAATAATTTAAAATTAATAAAGAACATGAAAAAATTAGGTATTGTAAAATCATTTATAGCATTTTTTAACTTAGAAGAAGAAGGAAAAGTATTATCATTTTTTAATAAAGTAGAGAAATCTATTTTAAAAGAAATGAAAGTAGTAGAATTTAATTTTGAACAGGAGAAATTTAAATTAGAAAATAAAATTTCTACTTTAAAAGATAGATTAGAAGATATTCAAGAAGAATTTGAACAATCATTTCTTGATATAAATATGAATAATATTGAAACCAAACAGGGTCAAGAAGATTATGTAGATACATATTTATCTAATATTAGAAACAAAGAAGTAATTCTTGAAAAAGTAAAAGAAGAATTAGCTGATACTAAAACTGCTTTAAAAGATATTATTTCTAACAGAAAAAATACAATGGATAAACTTAATAATAGATTAAAAACACTTAATGATGGTGTTGATACATCTAATATTATAAAAAAACAATAATAATTTAATAAAACAATTATGGTTAATCTAAACAAAGACAGAGAACAAAAAAGAGCTTTAAAACTATGGTGGAACAATAAAGGTGTTGGTACTATAGAATCAGCTACAGGTTTTGGAAAATGTAGAGTTGGAGTATTAGCCATATCTGGTATTTATAAAATTACAAAAGATAAATTAAATTTTAAAATTCTTATAGTAGTTCCTACTGAAACTATTAAAGATGACTGGAAAAATGAATTTATTAAATGGGGGTTTAAAAATCTTTTAAAATATGTAGAAATACAATGTATAAATACAGCTAGAAAATATAAAAGTAATTATTATGATATATTAATTTTAGATGAAATTCATAATTATCTTTTAGGTATAGAAAATTCTAAAATATATAAAAATAACCAATATAAGTATATTTTAGGATTATCTGCAACTATTGATAATAGTTTATTACTTGAATTAAATACTATAGCTCCTATATGTTATTCTATGGATTTAAATACTGCTGTAGAATTGGGTTTAGTTACAGATTATATAATATATAATATAGGAGTTAATTTAAATAAAGAAGAAAAATTATTATATAATAGTCTTACAGAAAAAATAGATTATTATTATAATAAAACTGGTAAAAGGTCTTGGAAAAATATTTCTATAAGAAAAGAACTTTTATATAATGCTTCTAATAAATTTAAATTATTAAATGATATAGTTAATCTTTTCAATAATGATTATGGTATTATATTTTCAATGAATAAAAATACCTCAGACTATATTCATTCATTATTCAAAGATATTTCTATACCTCATCATTCAGGTATTTCTAAAAAAAATAGAATACTAAATCTTAAAAAATTTACAGATGGTAGAACTAAATTAAGAATAATTTCTACAGCTAAAACAATAGATGAAGGTGTAAATCTTCCCAAAGTAAACTATTCTATCATAACTTCTTCTAGTTCAAAGCCCAAACAAACAATTCAAAGAATTGGAAGAAATATTCGACTTTCTGAAAATAAAGTTAAAGCTTTTATTATTAGAATTTATGTAAAAAATTCTAAGGAAGAAAGTTGGATAGAAAATAGTCAAGCCAAATTAAAAGTTATAAATCTTTCTTCAATAGAAGAATTAAAAACATATCTATATGACAAAAAATAAATTAGAAAGAGTATCTCAATCTCAACTAGGAGGATTTATAAATTTGATACATCAAGAATACTCTATAGAAACTATTAAAAGTAGAAAACATTTAGCTTCATTAGTAGCTAGAGAGTTTTCTGTAGATTGTAAAACAAGTGATATAACAAAATTTTATGAACTAGATAAAGAAATATCTGAAAATTCTGTATTATTAGAACCATCAGAATTTGAATCTAGAGCTATTGAATATAATATTAAAACCAATTATTAAAAAAAAATTATGAAAAAACCAATTATTAAAAAAGAATTAATAAATCCAGCAGTAAAAAAAGGAGATGTAATTATATTATTAAAAGCTAGAAATGGACAAATTGATTGTCTTAATATTCCAATGGAAGTAATTACAGAAAGAAGTGTAAGAACTAAAACTACTTTTAATATAAAAAATCCTAAAACAGGTTTAATAAAAACAATTTACTATACTACTCCATCTGATGAATTTATATTAGCTACAAGAGAAAATGAAATTGAATATTTAAAAATTAAAAATATTGAATTAAATGATAATATTATTGAAAATAATAATAGAATTAAATTTTTAATAGAATATAAAACAGAAGAAGATTTTGTTGCTGATAAATTAGATAGTATTTTAACTGCTCATTCTGAAAATAAAACCAAAGGTTCTAGAGTAAAAGCTATATCATGTATTCTTAAAGAATTAAAAGAATCTAATTTATTATAAATTATTAAAAATTAAAATATGAATGAATTTGATGAAATGAATAGAATGTTAACATTATTAGAATCTGAAAATATGGATAATAATACTGTTACATTGATTAACGGATGGAAAATAGGAGATGAAGTTAGAAATGTTAATGATGATGAAGATATTGGTACAATTACTAGTATAAATAATGACTATGAATTTATAATAGATAATAATTGGGATGCTCATATTGATGATTACGATAAAGTAATGAGGGATATTTTTAATGAAGATAGCAATCTATTGCCAAAAGATGTTTTTCAATTAAAAGAAACTATCAATGAGGATAAAACTAATAAATTAAAATCATTAAATAATATAAATTCTTTAATTAAAAATAGAAGTAAAGGATTAAATTTATATATTATAAATTCCCCTAAATACAATAAAATAAAATAAAATAATTAAAATAAAAAAAATCACTAAAAATAAATTAATAATATTATTAAAAAATCAAAAAATTTAAAAAAATGAAATACGAAAAATTAATCTTTCCTGATGAAAAAAAAGTAGAAACTGCTAAAAAAACAGAAGCTGTTGAAGATGCTCAAATTGAAATGTATAATGCTATTGCAGCAGCAAATAAAGCAATTAGAGAACGTAGTAAATATGTAGCTCTTGCTAAAAGAACAGTTCCTTTTAGCCCTAGTGCAGTTATTGAAGCTAATTATGAATTATCTCAAGCTGAAGAAGTTTTAAAAGAATTACAATCTTTAAATGATGAGTTATTTTAAATAAACAATATTAAATAATTTGTAAAAAGTATTTAAATTAGTGTAATTAACTTTTTTAGTGATTTTTGTTAATTATACTAATTATATTTAATTTTTAAGTATTTATCTTTTATTATATATAAATTCTTTTATTTGTATATATAAAAATATAAAAAATGCTTAAAGGAGAAAAAATAAATACAAAAAAAGATAAAAGATTCTATCTTTGTGAAGAATGTTTTGGAGGTAAAGATATTTTCAATGGAGAAGATTATGTTAAATGTCTTACTTGTTCAGGAAAAGGAAGAACTACTAAAACTAACAATTATAAATTTTTATCTACAATTACAAATCAAGATTGATATTAATTAAAATAATTTAAAATTTATGGATAATAATGTAGAAACTTCTACTTATCCTAAATTAATTATTGATACTTCTTTAGTTTTTGAAGAAGAATTAACTCCTGATATGTATTTGTTATTATATTTGAAATATAATAATAGTAAACATATTAAGTTATTAAATTTAACTATATCTAATAAAGTATTAGAATATTTAAATAATCTTAATTATATTAAAATTACAGAAGATGGATTTCAATTAAGAAGTAAAGGTATTTCTTTATTTGATTCTAGTAATTTTGAAAAAATGTTTTATGAATTACTTTCTTTATACCCTATTAAAGTAAATAGTGGTGGAACTGTTAGAGTATTAAGGTCTAGAGACCTAGATGCTTTAATTAATAAAAAATGTAAAGATAAATATTTTAAAATAATTAAGAATAATAAAAGATTGCATGATAAAATAATTAAAAATTTAGAAAAGGAATTGTCTTATAAAAAACATTCTAATTCTATGGGTTATATGCAAACTTTAGAAGTATGGCTTAATAAACGTACATGGGAGTTATATGATGATGAAGATTTAGAAGTAGAAGAAAATAGTAGTGAAGAATCTTTAAATTAAAATTATGTTTTTAAAAGAAGTAGATGATGGTATAGCTGGTAGAAATACTGGTTTAATAACTTCTTTGAAAAAATTATCTAAATTCATAAATAATATTCAAAAAAAAACATATTACGTTATTGGTGCAAATCAAAAAACTGGTAAAACAGCTTTTTCAGATTTCCTATTTATTTTAGGACCATATGTAATGAATAAAAATTTGAATGTTAAATATATATATTTTTCTTTTGAAATTGATTTAATAGAAAAAATGGCAAAATTTTGTGCATTTTTTATGGATTACAAATATGGAATATATTGTGATTCAAATTATATATTAAGTAGAGGAGAAGATAAATTAAGTCTTGAACATAGAAAATTAGTTCAAGATATATATAATAATGAATTAGTAGATTTATTTGGAGAATATGACGAAGAAGGTAATTTAATAAAAGAAGGTAAAATAATATTTTTTCAAGATAAATTAAATCCTGAAGGAATTAGAAAGTATCTTCTTAATTATGCTTCTAATATAGGTAAATTTATATATTCTAAATACAATATTAATGAAAATGGTAAATCTATAGAAAAACAAAAAATAGCAGGGTTTGTTGAAAAAGATTCCAAGTTATTTACTTTTATTATAGTAGACCATGTAGGTTTATTAAAACGTGAAAGAGGATTTTCTAAAAAAGAAAATATAGATAAATTTTCTGAACATATGGTTTTTTTTAGAAATGTATGTAAATTTTCACCTATAGCAATATCTCAATTTAATAGAGATTTAGGTAAAATAGATAGATTAAAGTTTTCTGGAGAAGATTTACAACCCTCTATAGAGGATTTTAAAGACACTGGAAGTCTTGCAGAAGATGCTTCATTAGTGATGGCATTATTTAATCCGACATTATTACCTCATCTTAGAAAACATAAACAATATGATTTAAAGAAAATAGGTAAGGGATATAGGTCATTACATATTTTAGCATCTAGAAATACTCCAACTGGAGTATCAGTATCTTTATTATTAGAAGGAAAAACAGGTAATTTTAAAGAATTACCTAATAATGATGAAATGAGTAAACTTGAAAAAGTTTATGAATATGTACAAAAATTAAAATAAATTAAAAATGGTAAATTTACCTAAAAAACCTACAGAACCAATTACTAAAAATGCTCAATTTATGATTATTTTTTCTAAACCAAAAGCTGGTAAAACAACAGCTATGAGTTTATTAAAAAATAATTTAATAATTGATATAGAAGAAGGAAGTGATTTTGTAGGAGGATTAAAAGTTAAAGCAAATAATTTATCAGAACTTTCAGAGATTAAAAAATCTTTACAAGAAGAAGCTAAAAATGGTTTTAAATATGATTATATTACTATAGATACTGCAACAGCTTTAGAAGATATTGTAAATCCATTAGCAACTAAATTATATCAAAATACCCCAATGGGTAAAACATATGGTAGTAAACCAGGTGAAGATGATGTAAAAAAGTTACCCAATGGTGCTGGATATTTATATCTAAGAGAAGCATATATGCAAGTAATAGAGGGATTTAAACCTTTAGTAGGTAAATGTTTAATATTATTAGGTCATGTAGCAGACAAAATGATTAACAAAAATGGAGAGGAAGTGTCAGAAATGTCATTAGATTTAACAGGAAAGTTAGGAAGAATTGTTTATTCTAAAGCTGATGCTATTGGATATTTATATAGAGATAAAAATAAATGTATGTTAAATTTTAATGGAGGTGGAGATGCTATAATAGAAGCAAGACCTACACATTTAGCAGGACAATTAATTACTTTAACTGAAAAAAATGATAAAGGTGAAATAATCTCAAATTGGGATAAAATCTTTATTTAATTAACAAAAAAATTAATTTAAACTTAAAAATAAAATATGTTTAATACACAAGGAACAAACACTCAAGAGGGTGGAATTAGTAAATTTATAAAACCAGGAGTTTACGTATGTAGAATTAAAGGTTTTGAATACATAGAATCTAAAAATGGTACTCCAGGAGTAGAAATTACATTTGAATCATCACCTGTAGAAGGTTTAACTGATGATAATGGTAATTCTATTGGACAAATAGCTATTGAAACTATGTGGTTATCAGATAAAGCTTGGAGCTTTACAATGGGTAATAATAGAGAAGGTGGCACTAAAGTAAGATTAGCTATTATTGCTGATAAATTAGGAGTAAGAGAAGAATTAGATAATATTAAAGCTGGTACTCCTAAAGAATATGTAGAAGCTACTAAACCTTTATTTAAAGGTAAAACAGCAAGATGGGCTTTTGGAGGAGAAGAAATTGCTGCTTCAAGTGCTGATAAAATAAATTGGGTGAAATCATTTTTATTACCTTTTAAATTTATAGAAAGTATTGAAGAAGTACCAAACAGTGAAAATACTACATTAGTATATGATAAAACTAATAGTTATCATTATAAAGCATTAAATAATACTAGTGCTATTATATTAAATAATGATAATGAAGGTGATGATTTACCTTGGGATTAATATGATTAATATACAGAACTCTATAAAAAGGTTCTGTATATTTTTATAATTTATTTAAACAATAATATGTATACAACAAAAGGATATGTGGAAATTACTAAAGAGTTTATTTTAACTAGAATTAATGAATATGATATTTTTAAATATTATATATCTGATTTTCAAATTATAGGTAAAAAATTTAGTAGTCCTTTTAGAAAAGATACTGACCCCAGTTGTTGTATTCGTGAATATAATGGAAATTTATTTATGAAAGATTTTACTTCTAATAGAAGTTATACTTTTGAACCATTAATAATGGAATTATATTCTTTAAATTATAATCAAGCATTATTAAAAGTAGCAAATGATTTTGATTTATATAAAATACCAATTAATAGTATTTTAAAAACAAAGTATGATAATGATAAAATTAAAAGTAATTTTAATAAAAAAACTATCATTCATATAAAAATTAGAGATTGGAATAAAGATATAGATTATAATTATTGGAATACTAATGGTATTAATATTAAAACTTTAATTAAATTTAAAGTATTTCCAATTAGTAAACTTTGGATAAATCATTTATGTATTAAATGTAAATATCCTACATATGCTTATTATTTTAAACAAAATTATGAATTTAAAATATTAACTCCTTCTATTAAAGGAGATGGTAAATGGTATTCAAATACAACAATTAACACTTTACAAGGTTATGAACAATTACCTGAGGTTGGAGAATTATTAATAATAACATCATCTTTAAAAGATGGTATGTTTTTAACTCAAAGAGGATATAATTCACTAGCTCCTCAGAGTGAAAGTTCTTTAATTAGTAAAGAAAAAATACAAGAATTAAAAAGTAGATTTAAGACATTAATATTATTTTATGATAATGATGGAGATATTAATCCTCAACCTGGAGAGCCTAAAAAAGGTAAATATTGGTCCACTAAAAATAGTTTAGAATATGGTATTCCAAAAATAGAATTACCAGAAGGAGAAAAAGATATTACAGATTATTATAAAAAATATGGTGAAAAACCTACAATGAAAACATTCAAAGAAATATTAAATGAAGTTTATAAATGAAACTTTTTTTATTCCAAATAATGTTCCTTCTTTAAAGAATAGTAAAATAAAAACATCTAAAGGTATTTTTAGTTCTAAAACAGTTACTAGATATATTAGAAGTTTTAATATTATTAAATATTCTTGTAGAGATAAATATGTAAATCATAAGAAAAATTCAGAGCCTATACTTTTTAATATATGTTCAAAATATTTTAAAAATATAGATAGAAATAGACCTTTAGAGGTCTATTTTCATTTTATAAGAAGTAGTAGACATAAATTTGATTTCAATAATGCTACACAAATTATATCTGATTTATTTACATCTTATGATTTTATAATAGATGATAACATGGATTATTTTATACCATTTCCTTTAAAAATAAAAGGTGAATGGTATTCTTATAATAAAGATAATCCTGGAGTAATAATAAAAATTAAACAAATTATTAATTAAAATTAAAAATTAAAAAAATGAGTAGAAAAGTAAAAGTATTTAACAGTGAAACCCAATCAATTACAGAAGTACAAGTAAATGGAACTACATGGGGAGAATTAAAATTAAAATTATCTGAAATAGGTATCAATACTTCTGAAATGAAAGCTACTATTAGAGAAACAGGTTCTTCATTTGAAACTGATAGTGCTGAAATTCCACAAGGAAAAGGTATAGATATGAATAATAATCCTAATGGATTTGATTGTACTATATTCTTAAATCCTATTAAAACTAAATCTGGTAAATAATAAAAAATAATATGGAAGATAACCAAATAAAAGAAAAATCTTCTATAACTATAAAAGATAAGGAATCTAATTTTGATTCCTTATCTTCTTTAGAAGATGGTAGTTTAGAAAAAAATATAGAACTTATTAATATAATATTTGATTTACATTTAAAACAAGATAATAATGGAAGTAAAAATAAAGAAGAATATATTCCCTTCTAAATATGATATAGATACTTCTATTTATTCAGAAGAAATAATAAATAAATTTTATTCAGATTTAAATATATTAGAAACTAAAATATTAGACAGAAATATAGATTTTTTTAAAAGTTATAATGATATTGATTTAGATAATATTTATATTTATCAAGATTATAATAAAAAAATTGATTATAATAATATTATTGATATTATAATTCACAAAAATGTATATTTATATAATATTGAAATTCCTAAGTCTTTAATAAATATTGAAAATTTTAATAGTATAATTAAAAGTGAAGATTTTTATAAATTAACAGATATTTTAATAAAAAGTATTTTAGATAATAATGAATTACTAACAAATATTAAAAAGAATATTTATTTAAAATTTTTAAAAGGAAAATTAAATAATAATGATACTTTATTATTTAAAGATAATGAAATTATTAATAGATATTTATATTTATGTATAGATAATAGTGAAAATATTATTATTCCATTAGGAGATTGTCAAATAACTTATACAGAAAATACAGATTTATTTATAATTGATGTAAAAGAAGGAAGATTAAAATTAAATTTTAATTCAAAATATGTTCATAAAAATGATAAAAAATTATTATATTCACATTATAAAGATACTTTTGTGAATTTAAATTCATTAAAAAATAATTATGAATTAGAAGATTTATTTTATTTTGATTATGAAGAATATTTAAAATTTCTTAAAGAAGATTCTATTAAAAATAAAAATATATTAAATAAAGATAATATTATAAAATTATTAGAATCTTATTATCCAGGAGAATATAGTATTAATAGTGATAAATCTGAATATGATGAAATAACAATTAGATTTAAAGATTTTAATATTACAAATAGTAAAAATGAAATTCATAATATTAAAGATTTCTTTTTAATGTTTAAAATAAAAAAAGATTATAAAAAATTTAATGATTCAAATTTATATGGAGCTAGAAGTAGTTTTTCATTAGAAGAATATGAAAATGATTATTATCATTCTCATCGTTCATCAGGAAATATTGGTGGGTTTGAATGTATGTGCTTAGGTAATACAATATTATCTCAATTTATGATGTTATTTTTAGAAAAAATAGAATCTGAAATATTTGAATCTTTTTTAATTCAATTAGATGGTTATGTTAGATGGGAATCTTTAGAAGGTGTACCATATAAATATATTGCTAATATAAAATTAAAAGATAATAGTAATAATTATAGAAAATATATAGAATTAATTTTAGAAAGTTTTGATTATATATCTCCTTATAAATACATCTTAAATAAAAATTCAAATAGTATTAATATAAGAGAAGTATCAGATTATAATATTAATAAAATAATTTTAGATGATAGTTATGAATTAGAAAAAATGTTAGCTCAATATTATTTAGTTTCTTATTTTAGTAATATTATTAAACCTAATGATATTTTAGACCCAAATATATTAAATGTATTTAAAATTAAAAATAATATTACTGGTGAATATTTATCACTATTACCAGAAACAATAATTAATAAAAATGATTCATATAAAAGAGAATCGGATTTAATTATTAAATATAATAAAAAACAAACTAATATTAAATTTAATAATGAATATGTAAAATATAATATTATTAAAAAATATACTTTAATTGATACAAATAATAAAGAGAATAATTTATTAGAAATATTGAATAAAAATAAAAATAATTTAGTTATAGATAATAATATATATAAAAAATTTATATTTTTAATTGAAAATAAATTAAATGATAATTTTAAAAATATGTATACAGATAAATTAAAAATAAAATTAAACTATGATAACAACCTTAAATAATAATAGTAGTAGAACAATAATTAATAATACTACTCCAAAATATCCTTTAAAAGATATTACTAGTCTTGTAAATGTTCCTAAATTAATACTCTCTAAAGAATTAATTAGTCAAATATTTACATATCATGTAGCAGTTAAAGGAAAGGAATGGAGTGGTCCTCTTATATATTCTAGAACTGGAGCTGATTCTGTAAAAGATTTATATAAAAATGGAGCTAATAAAGAAATGGAATTAAAAGGAATTGAATTTTTATTAGCTGATATAGGTAGTGCTGGAGGAACAGATTATGAATTAAATGACCCAGAAATATTATCTGATTTAATGGATTATCAATTAAATGGTAATCATGCTGGATTAATACATACGCATTAACAAAGTGGTGCAGCTAATTAGAAATAATTAGTAAAAAATATTGGATGAATTGTCTGGAACGGGTATAATAAAGCCCCAATCAGCAGCCAAGCTTTAATTTAAATGATTAAAGAAGGTTCAACGACTAGAGATTGAAACTAAAATTTTATTTTAGAATATAATATCTTCACGAGCGTCCAACACCTTAATTCTCTTTATAAGGAAAAGGTGATGATATAGTCTGAACTTGCATAAATTTATTGTAAGAAGGATGAGATAATCTATTAATTAGTTTATCAAATTTCTTAATTAAGAAAAAATTTAAGTTATTATAACATTTTAAAAATCTTATAATATCTTTCTTAGAATTAATATTTAATATATATGTTTTATTATAAATAACACTAGTATTAATATTAAGATGTGTTTTAAAAGATTCTAATAAATCTTTAGTCCCTCTCATAGTACAATGAGTAGAATAAGAAGGATAAAATTTATTAGTATTAATTTTTATTTTACCTTTTAGTAAAATTATTGAACCATCTCCATCAAAATAACCTATAATAAAAGAATCTCTATATTTATATGGAATATTTTTCATTATATCGGTTAAAGTTTTACTTTTATTAGTAGTAATTTCTAGATTAATCAAATTATCATACATTTGTTTATTACCTAGATGAAATCTTACACAAGATTTAGATATATAATTTTTATTATTAATTTTAAAAATTCTAGATTTAATATTCCTTAATGGTATATTAGAACCTATATATTTTTTAAATTTTTCTAATATAATCTTATCAGATTCTGTAATTTGGATTCCTATAACCTTACTTGGGTTATTTAATAAATATCCATCTGCACATATGAATCCTAACCAATATGCTTTCATATAACTATTTATAGTTTGAAAATAATCTGGTTTATCTATATTGTAAGTTCGTGAGGAATTATATCCTAAATTACTTCTAATATATGAATAAGTAGAATTTTTATTTAATTTTAATTTTTCTGCTATCTCATAAGGTCTTAAACCCTTTGAAAGTAGATTTAAAATTTCAATTTTAAAATTTGATGGTATCATAAAATATATTTTTTACAAATATATTAATTTTTTTCTTTAAATGCAAGAAATAACACAATTAAAAAAGTTATGTTAACAAAACGCACTCAATGGGAACTTTTTTCTCAGGTACAGATGAATCAGAATTACAAGATAATACTCCTAACCATAAAATGTATTTATCTTTAATAGTTAATTATCAGGATGGAGGTAATCCAATAGCTAGATTATGTTATAAAGGAACTGAAAGAATTTTTATTTATGATTTTTTTAAAAATAAATTATTTAATAAAAAAGGTAAAGAATTTACTGATGATTTATTCTTTGAAGAAACTTATATTTATTATATTGATTTAGAAATAAAATTTGATATAAGTGAAAAATCTATTAAAAGATACCAAACATTAAAAAATAAAGTTATTACACCTTATTATAATACTTATAATAAACAAGATAGAAGAGAAGAAAAATGGTATAGAAAAAATGGAAATGGATGGTCTAAAGAAAAAAATAAAGTTAAAAATAGATATGATTCACAATTATCTATATTTGAAAATGATAATGATAATTATTACGGAACAACTATTTTATCAAGTACTGATGATTTTGATTTACCATTAGAAACTAATTCAAATAATAGTACTTTAATTATAGATGAATTTAAAATATCTAAATTTATTGCTGCTATACTAACATTAGATTTTAATTTATGTACTACTACAATAATTGAAAATAATAAAATTATTTTAAAATGTTTAGATGAATTAGAGGATTATAAACCTGAAGATATAGACCAAGTATTTGAAAATATGGATTCTTTAGCTGAATATTTTGCAGAAATAATATTTGAAGAAGAAGTTGATATGGAAATAGATATGCCTATTATTTTAAATGCTTCTATCAAATATTTAGATAAATTTGTAAAAAGTAAAAAAGCTATCAAATGTTTTGAAACTTATAATAATTATTTATTAACTGTAACTAATATAATAAATTAATGGAAGAACAAATAATAGAAAAAAACACTAGAACTGTTAGATTTTCAGATGCTCCTTGGTATACTCCTGGTTATCCAGTTTTAGTAATAGGTGCTGGAGGTATCGGGTCATGGTTGAGCTTCTTATTAGCTAGACAAGATTTAGATATTACTGTTTATGATTTTGACAATGTAGACCATACAAATTTTGGGGGACAATTATATAATACTCAATCTTTAAATCAAAAAAAAGTAACAGTATTATCTAAAATAATAAAAGATTTTTCTAATATAACAATAAATACTTATTCTACAGCTTATACAAAAGATGATATGGCTTACCCAATAATGTTTGCTGCATTAGATAATATAGAAACTAGAAGAATAATGTATGAAAATTGGATTACTAATATTATTAAAAATCCAAAATTTGATAATAAAGCTTGTTTATTTATTGATGGTAGATTACTTGCAGAATCTGGTAAAATATTTATATTAGATAGAAATAATTATAAAGATTATGAACAATATTTATATGATGATTCTTCTATAAAAGAACAACCATGTTCTTTTAAAGCTACTAGTCATAGTGCAGCAATTATAGCTGGAATAATGGTTAGTTGTTTTAATAATTATATAACTAATGTTTTAGAGAATATGAAAATAAGAGAAGTTCCTTTTTTAATAGAATTTGACCTTCCTTTAATGTCGTTTGAAAATAAATAAAATTATGAGAAAAGATGAAGTTATAAATAAATTATATAAAGAAATAAACCATCCTCCATTATCTTATGATTTATCAATAGTATTAAATAATACAGATAGTAATATTAGTAATATTTTAAATATTAAATCATATAAAAATATCACTGATGAAAATTTAAATTTACATACAATTAATTTAATTTTTAATTCTAATTGTGAATATATACCTTTTGAAAATATAATTAATAATACTCCTAAACTAACTGATATTGATATTATATTAAAAAATACTATAGATAATATATTTAACAAACTTAATTTTTATAGTAATTTTTCAATAAGTTATAGTTTTTTAACAAGAAATAATACTTGGAATAATAGAAAAGGTTTTATTAATTCTTTTTATAATTATAATCAACGTGTTAAAAATTTTAATACAGTTTATGGTACTTATCTAGGTAATGGTTCAAATATATTTCATAAAGAAAAAAATAAAATTTTATATTTATTTGTAGTTAAAAAAGAATATGTTAATTATATTCGTAAATGTTTACTGTTAAGACAAGTAATAGATTTTAGAGTATTTGAATTATGGGTAGATGATGAATTTGATGTAACAAATAGTTATTTTAAAAATTTTAGACCATTTTATAGAAAGATTATTAAAAAACCATTTTTAGAAGCTGGAGGAAAAATAGTTGTTAAAAATAATATATTAAATAATTATTTTAAAACATTCTATTTAAAAGATGATTGTTCTAATATTTTAGAACTAAAAAAAAATAAAAAATTATTAAAAGAAACAATATTAAAAAATTAAAAAATATGGATAACAATAAAATACGAATAACAATTACAGGAATTTTACAAGATTTATCTAATGGATTTACTAGAACTACAAGTTCTCATACTTATAATCCAGAAATAGGTAGTATAGAAGAGAAATATGGATTAAATAAATCTGAAGTAAAAGACCTTTTTGACCATCCAAAATTAAAGAATAAAAAAACTATTTCAATTAAAGAAAGTAAATACATTTTAATAGATGATACTATTGAAAATGAATTATCTACTTTATCTGGTGCTATAGAAGTACCTATTATTGATGACAATAGTGAAAATGGACATGATTCCTTAGAGAATGTTGACGCAAATGATACCAACACTTTAGAGGAAGAAAATTTAATGGAACATCACATTGTTCAAGAAGAAGAAGAATCTTTTTTTAATGTACAATCATCTCCATTAGATTTAGATTAATAATAAATTAAAATAATTTTCACTATAAGCTCAGAGTAACTATTTTGTTACTCTGAGTTTTTTTTATAAAAAAGATGAATAAAGAAAAAATATTAATTTTAGATGCAGATAGTTTAATTTATATGACAGCAGGAAAAGATTCTTTAGAAGAATGTTTAACTACATTAGAATATAGAATAATGGGAATAAAATCTGTTGTAAAATGTGAAAGAGTAATAGGATTTTTAACTAGTGGAAAATGTTTTAGGTATAATATTGATTCTTTATATAAATATAAAAGAGAAGTATTAGAAAAACCTAAATTTTATAATACAGTAAAAAATTATTTAATTGAACATCATGATTTTATAGGTATAAATGGATTAGAAGCTGATGATTTAGTATCTATTACTAGAGATATAGCAAATAATCACAATATACCTAATATTATTGCTTCTACAGATAAAGATGTCTTACAACAAATTCCTGGAAAAAATTTTGATTATTATATAAGTAAAGAAAGTGGTACTTTTAGAGGATTTATTAATACATCGGAAGAAGATTCTATTAAATTTTTATTTAAACAATGTTTAATGGGAGATTCTACAGATAATATAGAAGGTATAAAGGGTATTGGTTTATCTAAATCAGAAGTAATATTAAATAAAATAGGAGATAATGATTTTAATTTAAATACTTTTAATAAATATTTTATTAAAACATTAAATGCTTATAAAGAATATTATAAAAATGATGTATTAGCTTTAAAAGAATTGACTAAAACTTTAAGATTAGTATATATTTTAAGAAATTTAAATGATGTTAAACAAGAATTAATAAATATTAATACTATAGAATATCAATTAAATTATATTATTAAAAAATTAAATATAGAATTTTGAAATTAGAAAAAATTAATGAAAAAGACACTGCGGTACTTAAACGACTATCTTCTAGAGAAGTAATATTAAATTTTCCTGAGCATAGATATGTATCTGAATATAAAAATATATTAAATGTTATAGAAGGTATAAAAGTTGATAATTTAAAGTATAGAATAGGAACTATTATTAATTTAAATTATAATAAAGAAGATTTATTTAAGGTTAATTATATAGAAAAAAATACATCTTTATCTAATACATATTCATTATTAAATACTAAATTAACAAAAGCTAGTAAATATATATTTCCTTTATTAAAAATGAATGGGGATATATCTAATAATAAATCATTTTTATGGAAAACTAATTTTATAAACTGTTATATAGGAACTTTTGAAGATGGTATAACAGATAGAATATATTTAGTATATAGATTTTCTGGTCAATTAGATTATATAGAATTTGAAAAAAAATTAGAATCTATTCCTACATTTTTAGATAAAATAGATTTAGATTTATATCATGTTATGTATATATTTAACATAAAAGATAAAGATTATTATAATTATAGTTGTTTTAAAAAAGGAAATTATTCTTTATTTTCAGAAGATTATAAAGAAAGAATATTAAATTTTCATTTTGATTTACAAAAAATGAGTAAAGATTTATTATTTGATACTAATTTATATGGAGTATTATATAAAACTCCTAAAAGAAAAATATTTTTAGAAAGATTAGTTGATGATAAAAATTTTGATGATAATTTAGAATATGAAAGTGTTATTGATAATAAAGAATTGTATAATTCAAATATAGAAATAATAAAACCTATGAAAAAATTAATAAATACAGAGTTCAATTAAAAAATTTTCCCTTCTTTTTGTTTTTCTAATAAAAAATTAAAATGTATGATAGAATTATTAAATACAATTATTAGAATAACAATTTTTACATTTCTTATATTAGTAGGATTAATAATATTGAAAGATTATTATTTAATAGAAAATAATCATTTTAATATATTAACATTAATCACAGGAGCTATGTATATAGGAATAATTATAAGAATTTGTTATTTACAAAAAGAAGACCTTTCTGCTAAGGATGAAGATTAATATCTTCATCCAAAGTAGAATTGATTTTTTTTAGCGGCTAGTTATTTTCTAACCATTCATATATAGTTTGTATTTTTTTATCCATTTGAGAAGTTATAGGAACTACTCTTTTTACTTTTCTTACTAATTTTAAATCACCTTTTCTTTTACCTGTTTTATATTCTTCACTAGGGTCTTTTAACATTTGTGTAAATATTTCTCCTACTCTATCTATCATTGATATAGAAGCAGCAGGTGTTTGAAGTATTTTTAAAGCTTCTCCAGGACTACTATAAAATCTACTTTCTCCATATAATCTTCTAAATAAATAAGCTGCTGAATAATACATTGTTTTTTCTTCATCATCAGCATCTTTAGCTAATCCAGCTAATATATTAGCAGATAATATAGTTAAAAGCATAAAACTAGTTTCCATTATAGTTTTTCTTATATTAGACCTTTCATAATCAGATAATTCATTCCAATTTTCAGATACTAACTTAAACTTTAATTGAAGTATTTCTTTATAAGTTTCTTTCATAAATAAAGCAGCAGTAGTATAATATCCCTCTACTTCTTGTTCTAAAAATTCAGAATAAAATTTATCAGCTTCTATAATATCTTTTTCAGAAGTAAATACTCTACCTACTCCTCTCCATCTCCTTTGAGTACCAGCTACTAACCATTTTCTAAGCATGAATATCATTTTACCATGAGCATACCTCTGTAACATAGATAAATTAGTAGAATCATAATTACCATGTATTTGTTTTATAATTTCTCTAATTCTAGAAGATACTCTAGCTTCTAAATTATCTTCTAAAGTAATACCATCTTTTAATTTTAATTTACCATTTTTTATCTCATATGCTTCATGTAAGGGTATTTTTTTACCATTATGGTCTATTTTAAAACTATCTAATATAGCTATAGCCATAGTTGCTTGTATATAATGTTCACCAGCATTATTTAATAAATGAAGTGTACCATTATTAGTTAATCTTTTAATTTTATTACTATGAGAAAAATTAGTATTTACTCCACTAAATTCAGATAAAGCATTAAATTTTTCTAATAGTAAATTAGTCATAGATTTGGGAACTCTATTACCAGAAGCATCATCCATAATATTTTTCATATCTGCTAGATATTTTTTTTCTCCTACTGCTAAATTAGCTCCAGAGAAATAACCTTGTGAAGCTCCTTCTATAAAATTAAATACTTTTCCTTGAACTAAATTGACAGTAGCTGAATGAATATTACCTATCAACATAGTATCTCCAGTCCATTTCATTACTCCATTCATTAATTTATTAACATTAAATTCTTTTCCAAATAATTTAAAATCTCCCATATCTATAGAAGATATACCATATAATCTTTGTTGAACTATTGAATTTAAAGTTTTAAAACTATTAGATTCTATTCCATTCATAGGTAATGGAGTAGTTTTTTTCATAAGAGCATTTACTTTATATTTATAACCAGTTCTTTGAGACACTTGTCTATCTCTTAAAGATTCTACAGCCATTTCTATAAGAGGTCTAATTTCACTTTTTTCTTTATAATTAAGAGCCATATTATAATCAGCCAAAGTAATTCTTAATAAATCAAAAGATTGTTGATTAATATCTCTTATATTACCTCTAAAATGAACAGGTACTTTTTGTCTCTCTTTTCCAGTCTCATCTACTAAAACTTTTTTAATACCAAATTGTTTAGTTTTTAAATCTCTTTCTTTATTTTTTTCTATTTCACCAAATTCAGTATCACTAGTATCTTTAGTTAATAAATCTCTAATTCCTTCTATAAAACCTGTACCTATTCCTTGTTCACTTATTCTTTCTAAGTAATTTTTTTCTATTGAAGGTAATTTATAAACATAACTTGTTCCTACTCCTCCTTCAGAAGTCATATCATAATACATATATTCTTTACCTAATTTATAACTTTCTGGTAGAGCATCATCTCTTTTTTTACTTAGATTAACTAAATAATCATACATTTTAACTGTAGGATGTTCAGGATTAGATTTTTTAAGTTTCATTAATTTATTATATTCAAGATTTACAGCAGGAGTAAACATACTACTTTTATAAGATAAAAATCTACCAATTAAATAACCTGTAGGTTTACCTTTATCATCTTTTTCTAATAAATCATCATATAATTCTAACATATTAGATGTAGAACCTTTAAATTTTCTATATTCTTCTAATATATTATTAGCATCTTTAATTTCATCTATAAATATAGACATAGCTTTAAAATCTGCTGCTTCTAACATTTTTATAGTTATTTGAATAATATCATCATTAATATTTTTAGGGTCTACTACCCATGTAGATAACTCACCTATATCATTAGGAGCTAATTCTAAAATAGTTCTAATAAAATTTTCAGTTTCTTTTTTTATTTGTTCCTCATTTTCAGATAATTTATTATTAATAAATTCTTGTTTTATATCATTTAAATTTTTACCAAATTTAGAAATAGCTTCTTTTCTTCCACCATTTTCTTTATAAAAATCTTTTTCATATTCTTTGATATAATTACCTTTAATTCTAGTAGAATAAGGAGTATATATATTAACTAGATTTTCAGTTCTAAGTATTTTATATCTTTTATTTATTTTACTTATTCTTTTATTAATTTTTTCTATAGAATTTGTTTTATTAGATAATGATAATACAATAAATAATGTATTTCTTATTTCATCTTTTTTATCTTTATCTATATCCTCTTTTATAGAATAATTAGAAGATTCATCTTTTTCTAAATAACCTTCATCATAATATTTTTCTAATAATTCTTGATTTTGAAATAAAGAATCTTCTAATAATTCTTCAACATCTTCTATTAAATCAAAAATACCAGAAAATGTTTTTAAATTTTGTAAACTATTACTATTAATATCATTTATATTTATTTCAGTTATTTTATCTAATATATTTTTACTAAGAATATCAACTTCATCAATATATTTAATAATAGAATCAATTCCATTAGCTTTTTCTAACTCTTGTAATAATTTTTCAATTTTTTCTTTAAAATTTTCTTTTTTTCTTTTAAGTTCTTCCTTATCCTCTTTAGATTTAATTTCTAATGAAGAAACTGAGGTATCTCTATATTTTCTTTGAAGTATTGTTATTTTTTCTATAATTTTATCTGTAATACGTTCTAATCTTTTTTCTTCAGAAGATTTTTCAGAAGTACTATCTTGAGCTTTAGAATATTGAATATAAGAAGGTATAACGCTATTATTATTTTTTTTAGCGACTTCATTATTAAGCATTTTATTTGCTAATATTAAAGCTACATTATAGTCTAAACCTAATAATTTTTTTAATTTATTATAAAATACTTTTAGAAATGTTTTAAATGGATTACTATTATTTAATTTAGAACCTTCTATACCTATAGCAGTAGCTAATATTTCTTTATCTAACACTTCTCCAGATAATTCTGGATATTCTTCTATTACAGACTTTTCTAAACTAGTACTCTTTAATAAATTTCTACCTCTTTTAACTAAAGGGTCATTCATTCCCCCTAATAAATCTATAAAAATATGTCCAAATTCATGTATTACAGTATCAGATTTTAAATTATCTTTATTTAATACTACAACAGGAATATCATTATCATATCTAACATAACCAAAAGTATTTTTTGGCATATCTGCATTTTCTTTAAATTCTACACTAGCATTAGGAAATGATTTTTTAAGAATTTCTATTTTCTTTTTAGTTTTTTCAATAGTTTCATTTTCTGTATTATTAGTAAGATTTAATTTTTTAGATTTAAAAATATTTTCTTTAGTTAAAGATTCTTTGATTTCATTAAGTCTATTTTCATATACATAAGATAATGCTTCATTATTAAATTTAATATCATATGATTTTTTATCCATTTCATTTACTGAAATATCAAATACATCTTCTTGTAATAAATTATTAATTTTAGAAGCTCTATTTACTAATTTTTTATTCATAGTACTTGTATATTCTTCTCCATCTTCATTAATAGAAATTATTCCTATTCCTGGAATACTTACAAAGCCTAATATAATTTTTTTAAAATCATTAAATGTTTCAGTAAATTCTTCTACATCATAATAAGATATTTTTTTTTCAGATGAAAATTTAAAAGCATTAGGAAATTCTTCTATGATTTCATCCATATCTAATTTTCTTCTATAAGCTTTTTCTAGCTCTATAGGAAAATTAAAATTAACTGTAACATCACTTTCTCCTTCATATACTGTAGTCCAATATCCATCTAATTTAGTATCTGGAAATGTTTTTTTACCCCATTCATTAACTATTTTAATTTTTTTCTCAATCATTTTGAGAGCAGATTCTTTATTTTTGACTTTAAATTTATCACCATAACTAATTACAGCATGGTTTTCTTTTAAATCAATAGATGTAGCATTACGCTTAAAAATTCTTTTAATTTCGTCTAAAGTATCTCTTTTTATTTTATTTAAATCACAAGCCATATTCTATTTTTTATATACAATCAGGTAAATTAGTTTCATCTATAGTATTATTATCTTCATTATCAACAAACTCTTTAAATCCCTCCATATCTTTCTTACCAGTATTTAAGTACTGAGAATA